GACGAAGAAGCCTTCAATAGCTTGACATCGGCCGCCGACCAGACTACCTTTATGGTAGCTAAACTATCCGCGGGTCTGGCACCTCAGCTTATGGCTACCCTTTCAACTGGCGCAAACATATTGGCATTGCTTTCATCGAGTGACCAGAAAGCCCTATCGTCATTGATTAGCGCGGTTAAAGGGATGCCGTAATGGGAACCATATCTAACACTCCGACGTGGTATAATACTACGGGGTCGTTCAAAGGCTATTCGGCCAATAATGGCATTGTCTATACATACTGGTTTACAGATGGGACATTCGCTGTTAATGTGCCAATCTCTCAAGGAGCGCCTGTGGTTTCGGGAGACACCGTTACTTGGGCGGCATCGGCATCTAACGGCGCGTCCCTTACCACCAATGTTGCATGGACTAACGTAACCCTAGCCGCGGCGCAGCAAGTGTATATGAATGCAGGGAGTACCTATAATTTTAGTGCGGGGACAACCTGCACTTTTGGGGCGGGGTCGTCTTTCAATTCCGCGGTCACGTTAAACCTAACCTATCTACTCGGTGGGAATTGGCTGGGGGACGTAATCTTTGGTTGCTTGTCGGGAGTGGCGTCATTTAATCTAACGACGGGGTGGAAAGCAAATAACGGGGCTGGGGGGGCCAATATTTCGTTCCCCCTAGGAAATGCTGTTTCTGCCCTGACTATCAGCGCCCCTGATGCAAGTCAGGTCAAGACGTTTGGGGATATCAATCTTGAAGGGGCGGGAGGATCGTTAGTCATTACCAATTTTGCTACAAGCGGCAGCCCTATTAAAATTACAGGCACGTTTTCGTTTAATACCAATGCCTTTTTAAGTTTTTCCACCGGGATTTGGTGCTTACTGGATTCGTCGGCAGCGGTGGCGAATGGCGCGGGGATCGTTCAGCCGGTTCCCACTACCGCTCAAATTCTAACGTCAGCTAGTATATTCGGCGCGACTGGGACTGTTATCCTCCCAACTGCGGCACAAGTCCAGAATGGCGTAGCCTTCGGTCCTGGTGGTGGAACAACAGGAACACTAGTTTCAACGCCAGTTGGGATCGTGGTCGGTGGCTAACAAGAAAGAAATCAAGGTTCCAACAGGCGCGATCCTGTCGAAGTATCTCAGAAGTTTGGCGCTGGACATCGAGACCCAGGACGACCACGGTGATCCCATTACCAAGGCAGCGGCGTTGGCCCAACTCGTTTGGAAGTCGGCGCTCGGCTTCAAGGAACTTGATCCCAAGACCGGCAAGGAAACTCGGTTTCCTCCCGACTGGCGCGCGATAGACATACTCTACAATCGTATCGAAGGCAAGATTCCTCTGGCCGTCGTGGAGGATCAAGGCCGGTCGTTAACGGAGAAGGTCACGGACTTAGGCAAGGCCCGGATCAATTCGATGGCCAAGGCCGCGGCCGAGAAGTCTGAGGATGACGCCGAACCCGGCGAGGAGTAGGCCCATTGGCGAAGGCGAAATCCACGACGATAGAGATACCGACTATCTCTACGATCCAGCCGAATCTGGCACCAGTCCTGGTGCCCCATTCCCGCGGGGGTAAAAAATGCCCGCGGTGTGGAGTATCGAAGCCCTGGTCGGAGTTCTACATCAGTCGTACCCGGAATAAGAAATATACTTCGTACTGCAAGAAGTGTTGCTGTGATCCGGCTCGTCAGAAGGATAGGGTATACCGGGAAAACCCAAATAGTAGAAGGAAGCGTTTGTTTGAACGGTATGGGCTGTCAATTGAGAAATACGACGCCATGAATTCCGAGCAAGGCGGCGTCTGTGCAATTTGCCATAAGAAGACCCTCAAACGATTGTCTGTGGACCACAATCATATAACTGGTAAGATACGGGGTCTGCTTTGTGCTGAGTGTAATTATGGTCTTGGTATGTTTCAGGATAATGCCGACAATTTGAGACGGGCCTCCCGGTATTTGGATGAGGCCAATGGTTGACACCAACAAACCCGAATTGGCGCACCCTTTCCCTAACCAACCTGTTATATGGACGTGCCCCAAGACCGGTCTCAAGGTGCCTAAAGCGATCCATGAGAATCTGGAGTACCGGGCGCGGCTTTTGCGCGATGCCGATAGTGATCCCCAATTTCAGAATGACCTCTGGGCCGCTTGCCGGGATTCACTTCTATTCTGGGTGAATGCCTTTGTCTATACATTAAAGCTTCGAGAGATCAACGATGAGGGCCAACAAAGGCTGAGGGAAGATGGATCGAATGCGCCCTTTGTAACTTGGGAAATACAGGACCGGCACTTGCTTGCCATAGAGGGGGCGATCCGCGATCAGCATGACTTGTTGACGGACAAATCACGCGACATGGGGGCATCTTGGGATCACATCCTGGTTTTTGAACACCAGTTTCTTTTCCGCACCGACCCCGTGTTCTTCCTTGAGATGTCCCGCACGGAGGAATACGTAGATGGGAGGGACAACCCCAAGTCGTTATTCTATAAACACAGGTACATACGAAAATGGCTTCCTACTTGGATGGTTCCCCCCATCAAAGATGTAACGATGTCCTTCACCAATTTGGCGACTAATAGCCGGATTGACGGTGAATCCACGAACCAGAACGCGGCATCCGGTGACAGGCGGGATGCCCTTCTTCTTGATGAATTCGCTAAAGTAGATGCGGGCCAGATGATTCGCAAGAGTACCGGAGATGTGGCGCAATGCCGCCTCGTTAATTCCACGCCCGCAGGGCCGGGAACAGAATACACCAAGTGGAAGAAGTCGGGTAAGATCAAAGTCTTCACTATGCCGTGGTGGGAACACCCAGAGAAGGGGAAGGGCCGGTATGTCGTCCAAGATGAAGTCACCCACGCATGGAAGATCAGGTCTAAGTGGTATGATTTTGAATCCGAGCGCCGGTCGCCCCAGGAAATGGCCCAAGAGTTGGACATGGACGATATCGGTTCTGGGTCCACCTTCTTCGACGCGCATCCCATCGAGCAGCACCGGGCGCTATTTGCCAAGCCTGCGACGTTTACACGCGGCTTTGACTTCCTTCGGAATGTGGCCCAGGATGCCATGCCTGGGATAATCGCACGTAAGCAGATAGATCAGATCAACATCGCTAAGACTGGAAGCTGGCGCTTCTGGTCGGCCAACGTAGGAGGACGCCCCGATCAAACCAAGAACTACATCTTCGGCGTCGATATTTCCAAGGGGCAGGGAGCTTCTAACTCGGTGGTATCTGTCCTTTGTGCCGAAACCCGTGAGAAGATCGCGGAGTTTGCTGATGCTAATGTACCTCCTTACGATCTCGCTCGAATTGTTTCTGCTGCTGCTATATGGTTTGGCGGTGCTCGTTCCGGTGGGCATCCACTGGTTATCTGGGAAGCTAACGGCCCCGGCTGGGATTTTGGCCGCGTGTTTGTCAAGACTTTGCAATATCCAAATTACTATGTTGATAAAGCTGCGGGCACGGTGACGGAGAAGACTGGTAAACGATACGGCTGGCACAGCACTAAGGAAAAGAAAGAACAGACCCTCGGTATCCTTCGTAGAGCTTACGCCCATGCGGGAATCATTAACCATTCGGCTGAGGCGCTTGATGAAGCCCTCACGTATGTCTACTACGATTCTGGTGGCCTCGGACCCGCGGAATTCGTTAAAGAATCAGAATCGGCGCAACTTACTCACGGGGATAGAGTCATAGCTGATATGTTAATGCTCTTAGGGGTCGAAGATGCCCCTACAGGAAAGCCGACTGAACCCATGCCCCCCGGCCGGTCAATCGGGGAACGAAAAAGATTCGCCCTTGCGCATAGGAAGACTAATCGGTTAGAATGGGGTGCGGTGGTGGATTTCTCATCCGGCCACCCTGAATTCTATAAGAAGGGTCGCTGATGCCCGGTAAGCAGTACCAAGATGAATGGCGGAAGAAGAACCCGGAAAAGGTTCGGGAGCATCGCCGCAAATATTGGGCCAAGGCGCATAGTAAAGAATGGGGGAGACAACTTAGGAAGCGCTATGGTATAAGTACCGAGCGGTACGAAGAAATGTTTATCGAGCAGAAGGGTCTTTGCGGTCTATGTGACCAGCCCGGATTGCTCAAGGATAACGGGACGGTCGAGCGTTTGTGCGTCGATCACAGTCACAAGACTGGTCAGGTTAGACGATTGCTCTGCCGCGCCTGTAACTTTCTCGTCGGTCGAATGGAAACACAGCCGGAACTTCATGTGAAGGCTTTGGAATACATACACCGATTTGAGGAGCAGAAATGATCTACTCATGGAGAACCGGCCTGCGTTCTCTCAGGGAGAAGACAGATGCCCGATAAGGAAATCACGGTAAAGAAAATGTACCGCGCGATTGCCCTCGGTGAAGAACGGCTTCGTACTTTTCGTTCTTCTCGTCTTCTCTTTCTGAGAGAATTCGCAGGCCAGTGACGGTACTATGATCGCGATCATGCCACGATAGGTAACGAGCCGCTCAACATGATCTTCGGGGCGATTGCAACTCTCGTGCCCAACCTTGTGACCAATTTCCCCAAAACTGTCGTGACTTCCAAGTTTCTGATGTACCGTGGCTACGCGGAACTTCTGGGCCTGGGCCTGGACTTTCTCGCCAAAGAGATGAATCTACGCGATGAACTACGCAGATGGATCGTAGACTCGCTCTTTGTACTCGGAATTATGAAGACCGGGATTGCCACGAGCGATGATCTGATAACCTTTGGGGATGACCTACGGATCGACGCGGGCCGTCCCTACGCAACCGTGGTGGACTTCGACGACTACATTCTGGACCCGGCCTGCCGTCGTATAGAAGAAGCATCCTTCGTCGGGCATAGGGTTCGCGTTCCCCGGCAGATGCTATTGGACTCGGGCCTCTATAAGAATGACCTCGTGGAACGTCTGATTTCCGCGGATCAGGACCCCTACGCCCGGCGCGAAGTCGATCAGATGTCGATGCACGATGTCACGCCGACCGAGATCAGTAGCTTTCAAGACCTTGTGGATGTCCGGGAAGTCTGGGTTCCCGCGGCGCGGGCCATTGTCACGCTTCCCGCCAGTCGCAATGTGTTTGATGACTATCTCCGCGTCCAGGACTACGACGGGCCTGATGAGGGACCTTACACATACCTATCCCTCACTCCCCCGCTTCCGAATAACCCAATGCCTATCGCGCCGGTGGGTATATGGTACGACCTCCATGTGGCCTCTAACAAGATGGCCAAGAAGATCATGGAGCAAGCTGAACGTCAGAAGGACGTGTTGACATACAAGCCTTCGGCCGCGGATGATGCGCAGGAAATCATAGATGCGGGCGATGGCGAAGCAATTGGAGTGGCCGATGTACAGGGTGTCGCCGTGCAGCATTACGGCGGTCAGCAGAATTCCAATTCAGAACATCTCCAGCAGTTGTCCTACTGGTTTAACCTCGCCTCGGGTAACACCGATCAACTCGGCGGCGTGAAGTCCAACGCGAATACCGCGACCCAAGCCAATATCCTCCAGAGCAATGCGGGTGTTCGTATCGAAGATATGCGGGATATTGTATACATCGGCACCAAGAACGTTCAACGCAAGTTGGCGTGGTATCTACACACCGACCCCCTGATTTCGCTCCCCCTCATCAAGCGGACGCCGATCCCGGCTCAAACGGTGATGAGTCCTATGGGGCCGGTCATCATCCCGCCCAAGATGATCCAGGAACAGACGATCCTCAGCCCGGATACTCGTCAGGGGGACTTCCTCGATTTCCACTTTGAGATCGAAGAAAAGTCCATGTCCCGGCTGGACCCCAATCAGCGACTCCAGAAGGCGCTGCTATTCGCCGCGAAGGTTCTGCCGTCCGCGGCCCAAGCCGCAATGGTCTGCCAGCAGATGCAAGTTCCCTTCTCGTTCCCTGCTTTTGCTGTTCGTATGGCCAAGGAACTCGACCTGGAATGGATGGACGAAGTGTTCTATGATCCGAATTTCCAGGCGCAGATGCTACAGCAGATGAATGCCGGGCCGAAGCCCGACAACCAAAAACCGATGTCCGCACCGGGTGGCGGTATGGCGGCGATCCAGCAGAACGGTCAAGCTGGCAATACAATGAACTCAGCCGACCTCAAGATGCCAATGGGAGCGGGCGGTGGTGGGACGATGGAGTCCGACGCCCAACCTAACCAGTCGGTGAACACACTTTAGGAGAATATGATGGCTACGGCGAAACTAGGTGGCGCGACGGCGGATACCCCGGATGACTTCCAGGCAGAAGATGACGCCCGGCACTTGACCGAAGCGCAGAATATCCGGTTGGATGAGAAGCGGCACCAAGCCGCGCTCAAGCATATGAAGAAGAAGGCCGGGTCGATACAAGGCGCGGTCGATATGGAAACTAAGGTCAAGGAAGGGCTTGCCAAGGCATTCCCCGCCACGAAGGATGGTGCATAATGCCCGATCCCATGAGTGACATTCAACAGCCCGGCGCCCCCCAAATGCAATCCGAAGTAGAAGCCATGAGCAGTCCTTCCAAGGCGGCAATGGTTCAGGCAACTCGCGCTGCCGCAGTTGAGGCCCAAGCCAAGCAAGGACTCCAGGCGGCGACGGGGGGTGGTGGTCAAGTGCCCCCTCCTCTCAATGACCAGATCGCGATGCACTTGATGAGGGATACGGAAGTTGACCCTGAACACCCGGAAAAGTACATCCAGGCCGTCAAAGGGAGAATCGCTGAAACGACCAAGTTAGCGTCGGATGCAAAAACAGCAGGGAAGACGGATGCCTACAATACCTATTCCCAGGTAGCAAGTATCATGCAGCAGCATTTCAACACCCTGCTTGATAAGCACACGGCCCACATCAAGGCGATTGCCGCCGAAGCCATTGCAAAACAGAATGCTCAAGTTCAGGCACAGAATGAAGCGTTGGGGTACAAGTAATGCCAGTGTATGACCATGAATGCGAGTGCGGCGAGGTACTAGCCGAATATCGTGCGATTGCCAACTGGAATCGGCTTCCAACGTGCCCCAAGTGCGGGAGGCTAATGCCTATTTCCATAGCCCTCCAGAACTCGGCCGTTCGTGCCAACTATAAGAAGCCGATCCGCCTGGAGTCAATGGGCTTCCTTGCGGACCCCGAAGACGTGGCCGAACACCGAAAGAGGTTCCCCGATGTCGATCTTGAAATGCACGAAGGATCAGCCGTCCCGGTTCTCAAAAGTCTCGGGCAAAAGCGCGCCTATTTCAAAGCCGCGGGCCTCGCAGATATGCGGAGTTACTAATGCGATACCTGATGAACCTTATGAGCCTGATTCTTTTGGTTCTCGCTTCTGGCATCACCTACGGGATTCTGGAGGCGAAGTACATCCCGACTGACACGGCGGGGTTCGCAACGATCCCTTGGCTGGGGAATCACTTTGCATACTACCATCTGTGCCTGCTCTCTCTGATGACAGTCGCTTCATTTTCTTTGGCGATCTTGCACCTTCGGGATATGGCGGAACACCGAAAAAAGTATATGCTTCTTATGGGGTTCGCCATGCTTCCGCTCTCCCTCTTGATCGAGGATATCACATGGTTCTGCACTCGTTGGACGCCTATTCACCGCAACGAATGGACGGTCTTTCCGGCTGGGTGGGCGCTGAACCTTGGGGTTACGTATATCCCTCTTTGGTATCTGGCAGTCTTGATCTTTTCGACATTGTGCCTGTGGCTGGCGGATCACTATGCGAAAATCGGCTCAAAGAAGTTCTTGACATCTCGCTAAGGTAGCGGATACAGTGGATAGATAGTCTCCTACCTCCCTTCGGGGACAGCAGACAAGGAAACAAAAATGGTCGATGTAGCAGAACAACCGGCGTCAACAGCAATATCCCAAGGACCGGCCCCGCGTCTCTCTGATAACCCGGAAGTCGTCGCAGCGGTGACAGCACACCTGGCGGCGTTCGACGATATCGAGACCACGGACACCCCGGCCGTTGAGGAGCCTGTTGTTGCCGCACCAGTCGAAGAAGTCGTCGAGGCACCTGTTGCAGAAACCGTTACGACGGAAGTGCCGGAGAAGGTCTCAGACTTGATCCCCGGCCAAAAGTCAGAGGAAGCAGTGGCACCTGCCTCTACCCTTCCCGCGGCGTATGTCCGAACGGCAAAGGCGCGCGGCTGGACTGATGACGAGATCGCCAACTTTTCGAAGACCGATCCCGCCATAGCAATGAAGACGTTCGAGAGGATGCACGAATCTCGGACGAAGGAGATTCAGGAATGGGCAGAGATAGGCCGCAAAGTGAGAACTGCCCCGGCTGCTTCTTCCCCAGCCCCCGCCGTCTCATCTCCTGCATTGCCTGTTGCATCTGCGCCCCTCGCGCCGATCAACGTGCAGGAAATGGTCGAGAAGTACGGGAACAAGGACTTGATCGAAGCGCTGGCCGGGCCGGTCAACGCGGCGATTAGCGCCCTCGGCCCCATCGTGCAAGGCGCTCAGGCTGCGCGGGAACAATCCACCAAGGATGCCCAAGCAGGCTTGGCGAAGTCGGTTGGGGACTTCTTCGGCGACAAGACCATGAAGGGCTACGAATCCTTCTATGGCCCGGCGAACTTTACCGAGAAGACCCCGGCCCAAGTAGATGCGTTCAAGAAGGTTCTGGATACGGCCGACGCCCTTCGCGCCGGTGCCGCGTACCAGGGCCGGGAGTTGTCCGTTCAGGAAGCACTTACACTGGCGCACGATTCCGTCGCCAGTGGCGTCAAAGAAACCGCAATACGGAGCCAGCTTCAAACGAAGGTTCAAAAGCGAAACGCGAATATCACCCTCCGACCGACCGCTCAAGGACGGCGATCAGCGGGTGGCCCTCCTCAGAATCGGCAAGAATTAATGGGCCGAACCGAGGACCGTCTCGCCAAGGCTTTCGGATAACTGGTTCACAACAACATATGGAGATAAGACATGGGCATAGATAACGATAAATTGGTTGACCTCATAGCCACGACCCTCAAAGACCTGCCCAAGCAGACCTTCGAAGTCGCGTGGACCAACCAGAATTACGAGTTCTGCCGTATCTACCAGGAAGACCGCACCCAGATCGACGGCGGCACCAGCATCCAGCGCAACGTGATGCTGGATCAATCGGGCAATGCTTCGTACCGCAAGCTGTTCGACGTGGACCAGCCTACGGTCCTGAATCAACAGCGCCAGATCGACGTGCCGTGGACGCAGATCGGCACGAACTATTCCTGGGACATCGTGGAAATCCTGCGTAACAAGAACACGGCCAAGGGCTACATTAACCTCATGGAATCCCGTCGAACGGATGGCCTGTGGTCCCTTGCCGACCTGATCGAAGATCGCGGTTGGAAGACCCCGACCAATGCGACGGACAAGTTGTTCCCCTACGGCATCCCGTACTATTTGAACATGCTCAATTCCGGCGTCACCGCGGCCGGGTTCAGCGGCCAGACTATCCGGTATCAGGACGGCAGCACTGGGACGGTCTGCGCGGGTATCGACGGTTCCGTGGAAGCCAAGTGGCGTAACTACGCTGCGACCTATACCAAGGTTGACAACGCCCTCCTGCGTACCATGCGCCGGGCGATCCTGGCGACTCGGTTCAAGCCGCCTTTGTTCATCACCTCGCCGGGCAACGATGAGGTCGGTACTCGGCGTATGTACGCGAACCTGGACGTGAATACCGAGTTGCAGGACTTGGCCGACAAGCGCGACGACGCGACCCAGCCGAAGGACCTGGCGGGCAAGAGCCTGATCGACGTTGAGGGCACCTGCTATTTCAATCGCATCCCGATTCAGTACATCCCGAATCTGGATAACGTGCCCAACAATCCGATCTACACCGTGGACTTCAAGAAGTTCATTCCATTCGTCCAGGACGGTTTCTGGATGGAGGAATCGAAACCCATGACGGATCGCCTCCAGCACACGACCGTCACGGTCTACCTGGATGGTTCGCACAACAACCTGTGCATCAACCGGCGCACTGCGGGCTTCGTGGTTCACAACGTCACCACCAGCTAAGGATAACATTTGAGTCGTCGCCCCCAA